GACGCACCAGCTGTTGCCACTGCTCCATTGCCATTTGACCCACCTGGATTTTGAGCAGAAGGATTTGCACCTGGTGTAGCTGTCTCAGAGAAACCAGAGATCGTCTGTCCACGAATGTTACTGTTGATAAGTTTGTCAGCCTTAGGATCAGTGGAAGGCCGGTATCCAATAATCTGTCGGATCTCATTAGCTGACAGAATCTCGTTACGACTGAACACATCCGCAATCTTGGCAATGTTCTCAATCGGAATCAACCTGAACGGATCACGGAAGAATGAAATTGTCTGCTTCTGCGTCCGAGCGGTTTTGGTTAGAAAGACACGTGCCATACCTTCGGTAATAGCCTTGAGAGTTGGCTCAATTGTCCGGTTCCAATAATTGAGCATCGTCTGTTCATTGGCTGTACCATTCATGATCTCGTCAGTCAAACCCAATTGGCTATAGAACATCGAAGTCAAGAAGGTAATCTGATCCATAAGATTGTTCTCAGCCGGGCGGTTCAGCTGAGTGATTCTTTCGGTTCCATCCGTATAGGCAATACCATACTGGCTACCTTTGAGCTGAAACTCGATGTCCTTGCGTCGTTGTTCAGCTTGTTGACGACGAGCTTCAGATTTGATCACGTAGGGAAGCTGAATGATGAGATCAAGTTTTCCAGAAGCAGATTGCTCATCAATGGCGTCCAACATGTTCAACTTGTAGATCAAACGCTGAAGAGTAGAATTTGGTTCATTCATTACCGAGTACAATGGGTTCTCAACAATGGCAACTGTAGACTTGTGCAGCGTAATTTGTTGACGCATTCCCAGCTTCTCGTTATACAACCAAACTTGGACATGATGTGGATACCATTGAATGACCTCGCCGACTCTCATGGTCAAAATATCGTATCCACCAACAGTGTTTCCAGGATCCACTGATGTATCAATCGGAACAATTACAGCAACACCTTTGTCAAACAAAGTAAGTGCCAGATCAATACGAAAAGCTTGTGCTGCTTGATCAATGTTGGCTTCGATCGTCAAGCAATTATTTAGACCGCTATCCATGTCCTCCAAATATCGATCCATATCATCATTGCGAATATGACGCATGTCGATTCCAGCACAATCGATAGCAAGACGCGTAAAAATCGACGAAATGATCGAGCGCTCATTGGGAATTCGAAGCCTTACACGATCCGGTCGATATGAGTAACCCGAACCAATATCTCCGGTATAAACTTTTGTATCGTCTTCCAGATTCGTAAAGACATTCCAGGCGTGTTTCAAATATGCACCAATACCCAACGAATTTCACCTCCTTTCCCAAAGATCACTCGAAGGCCTCCTTGTTCGCCTTGTATGCGATGTATGCATCCATCAAAGCAGCAACATTATCGATCTTCTCGTCTTGTCTCTTCTTAAGAAGCTTACGGTTTCCGTTAGTATCCTCTAACGTAATTGCATTACCCATAGCAAAGGACATCAATCCCTGATCAAAGATGAGAAGTCGATCTTCGCTTAGCTTCTTGATCTCTCCCAAAGGAACTGATTCAGTTTTAGCCCCTTGAATTACTTTCTCAATTCCAAACGATCCGTTCTCTGCTTCCCAGCGAGCAACAAATTCCTTCGCATTGTATGGATCGAAACCAAGACAACGAACGTCATACTCAGACGCTATGATGAACGCATCAAGATCCTCGTAAACTTCCATCATGTCCAGAACAGTTCCCGGCATGACATGAAGTGCACCCTCTACAATGAACTCTTCGTACTTCGTGCGCATGGCTCCCGGCAACATCATGAGGGTACGTTCTGTGATGTAGCTTCTAGTCTTAATCCCAAATCTTTCTCTACCAAGTGGAAAAAGAAGTGTAAAGGCACAGAAGTCATCGCCCTGTGAAAGATCGGCGCCAAGAGCACAGGGGAGTTGCCAGAATTCCCGTTGACGATGTGGAATAGTCTCTTCATAGGTAAAGAAGTAGGTATAGCCCTCCATAGGAATTCCGAATCGCTTAGCAAGTATGTCGTTTCGACTTGCTGGAGCCTTTTCAGCTCTTTCTACATCAAGGTGATACGTCTCATAACTCACCGTCGCACCGAGATTCGGATTAGCTTTCACCCATGTACCTGGATCGGCAACTTCTTCAAGATCGTCAAGTTTGTAGTGCCAGATCGAAACATGCGGAGCTAGGTATTCCCCCTTGAGGATGTCAGCTAGCTCCATTTTGATTGTGTCGCCCGAACCGGCTCGAACGGTCCCTTCCGAACTAATAGCTACAATCAGATAGTCTTCTAATTTCGATGCTCCTTGCTCAACTGCGCCAACCACATCTTCACGTAAATCTCCACTAAGCCATTCGTCAATTGTAGAGATCTTGGGTCGGAGTCCTTGCAACTTATTGATTGCCATAGGTCTGACTTCGAGTAATGAACCAGTAAGAAAATTCTCAACACCCTTTTTGGTCGATGCAAGTTTGACTCGATTGACCCTAGAGCCCGTAGTGTTTTGAAGAGATCCCTCAGTGAGGAACTTGAACAATGGCCCGCGTGCGCGCGTGATAGCGGTGCGAATAGGTGACATGACTTCATCAGCCTGCTTCATAGTTGGAGCTGTAGTAATCTGATGAGTAGTTGATGTATCAACGTTCAGAAAGTAATTCTGAATCATCGATGCATACATAGATTTGGCAGCACCACGAGCAACAATCAAATACTGTTTTAGGGTTAATCGCTTCTTGACAGTTCTGTGTTCATAGTGTCCTCCATGATTATCTTTGGTAGGAACGTATACACTTCGTTCAACGAAGTAGTACCAACCAAAAACCTGCTCTGACCAGAGCTTGAACGTGTCCAGAAGATGTAGATCCGACCCATCAGTAAGTGTCAACTCCCTTTCGCAGAATTGAATGAAGCCTTCAACAGCTGTGTCATCATAAAAAATTTGAGGGTTAGCAACGAGTGCATCTATCCGGTTCATCTCCATGGAGATCTCGCGATTGACTGGAATCTCTCCAGACAAAACTGCTTCACGGAATCGACCATAGTAGATCGGTGTTGCCGTATTAGACAAACCCATATGCTAACCCCCTTTCATGCAAGAGCTGCGGCGCCCGCGATACCCAGTTTGAGAAGATGCCGCTTGACTGGCTTGCTCTTGGCACCTTTCTTAGCTAGAGCGACTGTGGTTCGACCTTCAGGAGATCGAAGAAATGATGAAACATGCTTAGCACCTTTCACCACTCTTTTGAGGTCACTCGGTGGCGCTACACGAGCTGCGCGATTTTCCAGTTCCTTCCTATTGGCATAAGTTTGCAATTGCTCGTTGGAGAGAGAATGATGCCCACTCGATTTCAGTTGCTGTTCAACACGCTTTGCTGCAACTGCATCCGGATGTGCGGGGAGACGTTTGCCGCCCTGAGTCTTAATAACAGCGTGACCTCTCGGACTAGTGCCCGTTTTGACTGAGATCGTACTACTGGTCTTGGACTTGCTTGAACCGCCACTGCTACGCTCAGCACTGCGAACTCCCCACTTCATACCCTTGATACCGTGATGCTCAAGAATATGATCCACAACTTCTTTACTTGCCAGTGTATCCATCATGCCACCTGTGGCCACCAAGCCCACCAGGGAGGATCGCCTCCATTGTCAGGATAAACAGGAGGTGGATCAGGATCGGTCCATTCTGTTTCTTCACGATGAACATTGAGTCGCCACTCGAGCTCTTTACGCTGTTCATCAAACGCTGCAATGGTATACGACGTTGTTGGAGGATCAAACAACAGTCGAGCCCGCAAATATACGTACGTTTTGATCGCGTTATACAGAAGATCATCGGCGAAAACAAGGAAATCATCCCAAACCGCTGTCTCATCTTCAATCATGAAACCAGCCGTAGGACCGACTCCCAACTGGGTGAGCGTAGAAAATGCAGTGTTGATATGTGTCGTAATATCAGGATCAAACGCTGTATAAGCCACATCAATACCCAGAATCTTCTTGGTGCTAGTCAGAATACTTGGATCCAATCTTCACCTCCTTTCCTTATCGAACTACTGCACCTACAAGCTCAAGAATTACAAATACAACCACAAGAAGCACTACAATATAAAGTAGTATGTAAAGAGGGTCATGCCTCATTTCGGCAGATTGGTAAATCCGGCTTTCTGCTTGCCCGCTTCACCACCAGACCAAGAGGTTGAATTCGGCTTCTGCCAAAGATGAACCGGATTCCCATCAGCCTGTCGAGCAAACAATTCAAGTACACCTGACGCTGATTTTGACGCAGACAAACCGGAAAGTTTCTCATTTGACTTTGTCAGAACCCCGCCATCGTTCCAATCTGTTTCATTCTTACGCTGATAGCGATACCAAACAGTTTTACCATCTTCTCCCACCCAAAATACATGGTGAGAACCGCCATCTGATACTGCTGAAGCAATCAAATTCTCATCCTCCTCAGAAGGTGCGGGACCCGATCCACCACGGGCCAAATCAATGACATAATCCCATGGAAAATCAGGACCTGGATCCCAGTGACCTCCACCACGAGATCCAAGTTCATTATGACCACAAACTCCTCGGCCAGAACCTTGCGCTTCAGAGGAATTCAGCCTATTGATCGGAATACCATAGTATGCTGCTTCTTCAGCAATCCAAGCCGCACAGTTACGAAGCATGTTATCGTGATTGTTCTTCCACTCCGCAGTTGACCACGAAGCAAAGCCGCACAATTCGATAGCAACAGCAACAGGATTGAACTCAGACTGAGTCCATGCCTTATTGCCACGCTTTACATACTCGCCGACCGTGTTTGTCTTATCGTCGGCTCCAGTATGGCTTGATGCACCGACATCCCCTTGAAAGAACGAGCCCAGACTCTCGATAGTACGAGCGCCTTCGGCCGTATGAACGACAATCAGACGAACGCCGGATCCGCCTCGGCTCGAGTAGTTCGGGCTTGGAATCCAAACGCGCTTGAGCGACATTAAGCAGCGTCCGATCCACTTTCCTGATCGTCAGGCGTAGTGTCAGGATGAGCTGGGGTCGGCTCGTCAACGTCACCAGGTTCAGGATTGGCTTCAACATCTTCCCGATCATCGTCACGTTCTTCGGGAGGCCTTGTGTCAGGAGCAGGTGTGCCTGGAGTTTGGGTTTCAGTTTCCATTAACTGTTCATCTCCTTCTCACGTTCCAGAGCGGCATCCATCCGCTGCTGTGCCTCATCGGCGTGCTGCTTTCGCTCCTCTCCCTCTCCCTTGAGACGATCTTCCGTATCCTGATGACGCTGCTTCAGAGCATCGGCCCGATTCGGCGGAGTCTCTGCGGGCGGAGTCTGCGGCTGATCCTCTTCCTTAGCCGGTTTCGTTGCTTGCTTCGTCTTCTCTTCAGTCACTTGATCTGTCTCCTCTATCATGATAGTCACGATACTCTGGCCTCTGTCTAATGATTACGTACTTACTTGCAGTGAACAACCCGACAAGTAACCCGAGTAAGAAAGCTAACGGAACCGCTATCAAAACATCAACCAGAGTAGAAGCTATGATTACCATAGCTTTGTATCGCCTGCCCTCCTCGTAACCGGGCTTCGTGGTAATAAGTTTTCGTCGCCGAAATGAATTGCATTATGAGTTTGAAGAGATGTTGTAACAAGATACTTTGGATCGATGATCCACAGCTCACCATGACGAATATCATCTGGCGACATCGGGTTCATGTGATGTACTATCAAACCACGATGAATATCGTATCCTTCAATACCCAGATCACAACCGTTATCTCTGATAATCACTGCATTACGAGCTCGTTTCCACATGAGAGATCTGTAGAAGTGCTGATTGAGCCATCTATCAAACCCAAAAGTGCTATAACCAACTTCGCCGTCAAGTCGGAGATATTCAAACCGTTCCTCGAACGTTTCCAAGCGACGAAGCTCAGAGTATGTTCGGATCCTCGTCATATCCCTCCGTTTGAGGCATATCTCCCGCATATGACCGCATAGCTTTGATTGCGTCGATATATAGCTCTTCAATCCGCTGTTGAGACTCGATTTGTTCCTTCTTCACCTCGAGCAGAGCGTTTTCATGATCAAGACGT